GCTACTGATCCAAATAGATTAAGAGATGAATTTTTCTTTCAATCTTTTACTGAAATTATTGATGAGCAAAGACCTTACCCTGATATTGCCCATGCAGCCTTAAGATTTGATTCTGAACAGTTCTCATCTGTTCCAAGACGAATGTACAAAGTTCGTGGGGTAAAAATAAAAATACCTCACAACGGAACTGTAGATACAACAACTGGAAGGATAGTTTACACAGGAACATTTAATGGAACGCTTACTACAACTAAAGTTTGGTGTTCAGATCCAGCTTGGATTTTATTTGATCTTTTAACAAATGTTAGGTATGGATTAGGAGATCATATTACTGAGGCTCAACTAGATAAATATGCTTTTTATAGTGCTTCTGTTTATTGTTCAGAATTAGTAGATGATGGTGCAGGAGGACAAGAGCCTAGATTTAGTTGTAATACTATTTTGCAAGCAAGATCGGATGCTTATGAAGTTGTAAATTCTCTTACTTCTGTGATGAGATCAATAAGTTTTTGGACTGCTGGTTCTCTTACGATTTCACAGGATAGACCTACAGATCCTAGTTATTTGTTTAATCTATCAAACGTAACATCAGCAGGATTTGGATATTCTGGTACGAGTCTTAAAACAAGAGCAACAGTAGTTTCGGTGTCCTATTTTGACATGGATAACCAAGAATTAGACTTTGAAACTGTAGAAGATGCCTCTGCAAAAGCTAAATATGGGGTTTTACATAAAAAAATTACAGGTTTTGGCTGTAGTTCTAGAGGTCAAGCTGCAAGATTAGGTAGGTTTTTATTATTTGAGGAACAAAATTCTACTGAAACAATTAATTTTACTACTGGTTTATCAGAGGGAGTAGTTGTAAGACCAGGGCAAGTTATAGAAGTTAGCGATCCAGTTAGATCAGGACTAAGAAGGGGAGGAAGAATAAAATCAGCAACAACAACAACTGTCACAGTAGATAACACTGAAGATACAGATTTAGATACAACAAACAATCCAACACTCAGCGTTATTCTGTCTGATGGCTCAGTAGAGACTAAACCTGTAAGTGGTATTTCGGGTGCTGTTATTACAGTATCTTCTGCTTTTTCATCTGCTCCAAATGCAAATAGTGTTTGGATCTTAAGTAATACCACTTTGCAAACTACTCAATGGAGAGTGGTCAGCGTAACTGAAGATAAGGATAACTATGCAATTATTGGAACGGCTTATAACTCAGGAAAGTTTGCATTTATTGAAGATGGATCTCCGTTACCTGTTAGAAATGTAACGATACTAAATGCACTGAAAGATGCTCCTGCTATTGATAGTGCGGAACAATTCTTTTATGTAGAAAATCAAAAAGCAAAAGTAAAAATTATTCTTGATTATGAAGCTGTCCCAGGTGTGAGTCAGTATAGAGTTCAGTATAGAAAAGATAATGGAAACTTTATAACTACTACTGTTACTGGAACTGACTTTACAATATTTGATGCAAGTGAGGGTACTTATGAATTTAGAGTATTTAGTTTAAATGCAGCATTAGAGGCATCGGCAGAACCTTCAACTTTAACAAAAGATTTCGCAGGAAAAACTGCAATTCCAGCAGATATAACAGGACTTACTGCTGAACCTGTTAGTGGTGATAGTTCATTATTACGATTAAAGTGGAACAGATCAACAGATATTGATGTTACTCATGGTGGTCTTGTTTACATTAGACACGATAGTTCGAGAACTGACGGCTCTGGTACTTTTGAAAATGCTGTTGATTTAGTAGAAGCTGCTCCAGGAAACTCAACTGAAGCATTAGTTCCAGCTATTACTGGAGAATACATTCTTAAGTTTCAAGATGATGGTGGCAGATTCAGTGCAGGAGAAGCCAGTGTTGTTGTAAATATTCCAGAAGTCAGTGATAAATTACTTGTTCAAACTAGAAGAGAAGATTTAGATAGTCCTAAATTCCAAGGTGCAAAGGTTAATACAGCTTTTGATGCAACAACAAATTCTCTTAACTTAACGGGTGCAGGACAGTTTGATGATATTGGAGTTTCTATTGGAACATCTTTTGATGATCCTGCCATTGGCTCGATAGATGATATAGGTGGAATATCTCCATCAGGTACTTATGATTTTGCATCTACTTTAGATTTAGGTGCTGTATTTAGTCTTGATCTAGTAAGACATTTTAAAACAGAAGGTTTCTTTCCATCAGATTTATTTGATGCAAGACCGCAAGGATTTCCAACAACAGGTACTTTTGATGGAACAGAAGCTAATGAAGTAGATGCTCAATTATTTGTTAGAAGAACACAAGATGATCCTTCTGGCTCTCCAACTTACACAGCTTTTGAACCTTTTACAAGCGGTACATTTAGAGCTAGAGGTTTTCAATTTAGAACAGTTCTTACCAGTAATGATCCAGCACAGGATATTAGAGTATTTGAATTAGGTTATTCAGCAAAGTTAGAACAAAGAACAGATCAAGGAACTGGTCAAACTATAACTTCATCAGCAGGAGTAACTACAGTTTCATTTAATTCTCCGTTCTTTGTTGGAACGTCAGCACTTGGAAATCTTAATCAACATTTACCAACAGTCAATGTCACTGCTCAGAACTTAGCATCTGGTGATTTCTTTGAAATATCGAATATTACTGCAAGTAATTTCCAAATACATTTTAAAAATTCATCAAATGCTTC